CAAACGGGGAGCTGACCATGTATATCCGTATGCGCTTCTCTCAGGGGAGCCGACTGACGTCCCCGCGGCCGAGCTCCCCTTGGTGACGTATGAGGGCGTTCAGACGCTCTGCGACGCATTCGAAAAGTTCGTTGAGAGCAACGGGTGGGCGCCGGTCAAGGGTAGTGAGCGCACGATTGCCGTCGATGCTGACGAAGCCCTGGCGGAAGAGCTCGTACCGAAGCGCCCGATCGGGCTCACGATCGACCAGATTCGCAAGCTGATGGCGCCGAGAGTGGAGTCGTGGGGCTCCTACACCCCGTGGTACCAGGACGGCATGCGTATCCACCACGAGACGTCCGGCTCGTCTGAGGGGCTTGCCCTCTGGGATGAGCTTAGTCAGCAGGCCGCCAAGTATGACGGTTTCGCTGAAGTGGAGAAGAAGTGGGCTACGTTCAATAACCGTGGCCTGCGTTCGCTCACGATGTGGCCGATCGCTCGGGAAGCGCGAATGGTCATCGCGAGAGCGGAGGCTTTCACGGAAGACGGGCTTCTGTGCCGTGTGCTTCGCGACTGGGGCGATCACCTCCGCTATGCGCCACAGGCAAAACGCTGGTACTACTTTGAGCCCGCTACGAGGCAATGGGACCGCCTCGGGCCGGAGGCTTCGATCTGCACAAGGATTCGTGACGAGATCTTCAATTCGCTTTTGACAGAGGAGATCAAGGCAGCGAGGGATGCTGGGGATGAAGCCCGAGAAAAGGCGGCGGCCAAGTTCCAGCTGCGCTGTCTCGACGGCGAGAGCGCCATGCTGGACAAGCTCCTGAAGAACCTGACCCGCACGCGTGAGCTCTACGTCGATGAGAACGACATGGACGCGATGGAGGAGTTCATCGCGGTCGAGAACGGACTCGTGAACCTGAAGACGAGGGATCTGGTGCCGAATGCACCAGATGCCCTGATGGTGAAGTACTGCAATGTGCGGTACGACCCGAGTGCGGACTGCCCCACCTGGCGCAAGTGCGTTTCCACATGGTTCGGAAGCGAAGAAGTGGCGTGGTACATGCAGAAGGTGCTTGGCAAGATGCTGGCAGGCCGACCGGATGAGGAGGCATTTTACCTGCTCATTGGCGACGGAGCCAACGGTAAGTCAAGTTTTCTTGAGACGATTAGTGAGGTGATGGGCGGCTACTCGAAGGCGTTGAGCGATGAGACCGTCATCGGCCGCAAAGGCACGCCGGCAAGTGGGCATCGTGCGGACATTGTGCGTCTGCAGGGCGCCAGGTTCGTGTACTGCTCCGAGACCGGGAGCGGGGAGTCTTTCCGCGCAGCGGACTTGAAGCGCATTTCCGGTGGGGACAAGATCTCCGCACGAGGTGCGTATGCCGCCGAGGTGAAGGAGTTTCCCGCCAGATTCACGCTTTTCATTGCCACCAATTTTGCGCCGAACATGCAGGGGGCTGACAACGCCATGCGCCGTCGCATTCGTCTGATCGACTTCCCGCATGACTTCGAGAACGATCCCAAGTATCGCGCCATGCGCATCAAGGGGCTGTCGCAGGTGCTTAAGGCGGAGCGCTCGGGCATTTTCAATTGGCTTCTAGAGGGACGAGACGGAGAGCTGAAGGAGGGACTTGTGGTGCCGAAGTCGGTGCAGGACGCGTCGAACGCCTATGTCGACTCGCACGATCTGGTCACCCAGTGGTTTGATGAGCGGTGCGAGATCGGGCGCCCGGAGAAGGAGAACGATCCGTCGACGAAAGAGCTTTTCGAGAGCTATTGCCAATGGCTTGAGAGCATGAACGAGTCGACGTTCGATGCGCGGCCTAGGATGTTGACCGAGCGGCTGAAGAAACTCCTTGCGAGGAGGGGCGTGTCGTTTCGACTTCGCAAGAGCGACGGCAAAGCTCTGGCAGTAGGCATTCGGCTGAAGAGCGCCGTCGACCTAGACCAGCCCGCTCAAGACGACTTCGAAGACATTCCCTAACCAACCGACCCTCGGTTCCTTTCCGAAGTCGGGGGTCTTTTTCCATGAGGACAATTTTCTATGAATGAACTGTCAGACGACATTGCCGAAGAGCTGGCGCGAGGGTACGACGACCCTCTGCGCTTCGTGCTTTGGGCGTTCCCGTGGGGCGAGTCGCCCGAGCTGTCGATCGTACCGCTTCCCGAGCCTTGGGCTTCGAAGTACCCGGGGAGCAAGTTCGGGCCGGACAAGTGGGCCTGCGAGGTCTTGGACGAGATTGGGCAGCAGGTGCGCGCAAACGGCTTCGACGGGATCCATGCTGTCAAGCCCATCCGCCTTGCGGTCGCGTCAGGGCACGGCATCGGAAAAAGTTTCTTGACGGCCTGCCTCGTGATTTGGATCCTCGCCACGCGTCCGAACTGTAAGGGCGTTGTGACGGCGAACACGGCGTCTCAGTTGAAGACGAAGACCTTCGCGGAAATCTCGAAATGGCTGAAGCGTTCGATTGTCTCGGACATGTTCGAGATCAAGGCGGAGTCCATCGAGGCGAAGGAGGCTCCTGAGTCGTGGCGCGTTGACGCGCAGACGTGTAAGGAAGAAAACTCCGAATCGTTTGCAGGCCAGCATGCGGCGTCGTCCACGTCCTTCTATTTATTCGACGAAGCCTCAGCTGTCCCCAACGTGATTTGGGAAGTGGCGGAAGGCGGTCTGACCGACGGTGAGCCGATGATGTTCGTGTTCGGCAATCCGACGCGAAACACGGGGCGTTTCCGCGAATGCTTCGGGAAGCGCAAGAACGTCTGGAGCACTCGTCAGATTGACAGCCGAAGCGTGTTCATCACGAACAAGGAGCAGATGGAGGAGTGGCGCAAGGAGTACGGCGAAGACTCGGACTTCTTCAAGGTGCGTGTGAAGGGTGAGTTCCCGAGTCAGTCCGACAAGCAGTTCATCCCGTCGGGCCTTGTGATGGAGGCGGCGAGGCGAGACATGCCGCACAACGGGGCGACGTGCGCGATCATCGGCGTGGACGTGGCGCGCTTCGGTGATGACGACAGCGTGATCTACACGCGTATCGGCAGGGGTTGGCTCCCGATCAAGCGCTTCAAGGGGCTCTCCACAACGCAACTCGTGGCCAAGGTGAAGCGGCACTTCGACGAAGTGAGGGCGCTCGGGTTCCCGAGAGACCGCATCTACATCAACGTGGACGAGGGCGGTGTTGGCGGTGGCCCGAAGGACCAGCTTCGCGACGACGGGTATCCCGTGCGCGGCATCCAGTTCGGTGCGGGTGCGGACGATCCGAAGACGTACGCCCGTCTCCGTGAGGAGATGTGGGGGAGGATGAAGCTCTGGCTGATGGACGGCGGGACGATCCCGAACGATCAGGGCCTGATCGACGACTTGACGGCGCCCGAGTACGACATCCTGCCGGGCGGGCAGATCAAGCTCGAGTCGAAGAAGGACATGAAGAAGCGCGGCATGCCGTCGCCAGACAGTGCAGACGCGCTTGCGCTGACCTTCGCGTACAGGATCGAGGAGTACATCCCGCTCGCGGAGCTCGAGTACCGCAACCGCAGATCGGGGAGGCGGGACTACGACCCCTTCGCCTGTCTGAAGTAATGGGTGCATGAGACGAAGCCCGCGTGGTTTGATTGACCCTAGAAAAACGAAAGCCGCCAGAAGGTGAAGATTCTGACGGCTTTCTAGGATTCTCATAAGGAACGGGCTTATGAATGCCTTAGGGTTGATTTTACCTGACGAATTGGTGTTGAGCATAGCAATGATGGCTTTTTCTGACCTACCTGCGCACGTGCAGGTTCTGTTGGCACTTGTGGGCGTTTTACTCGCCACATGGGTTGCCGCGCGCGTCATAGACCTTTACGACTATCTGCGCTGTGGTTCTGCGAAGCGTCAGGAAATTCGGAACAGCCGCCGCTGGTTCAAGCAGTGGAGGGGGCAATGATTACGTATCAGGAGCTGTCGTTCGGTGAACTTTACGATCTGGACGGCTGGGCGGACTGGGTGACGGAGTACATCAACGAGACGGCCAACCCTGCCATTGGCGCGGCCGAGGCGCAGGTGTCCCGCTATGCCGCGCTCGACAAGGACGGTCAGCTTCGCTGTGTGGCCGTGCTTGACGACGGGCGCCTTGTTGGCGCGGCCGCGCTTCTCGTCACGCAGTCCCAGCACTACCCGTTTCCTCTCGTCGGCGTTGATGCCTTCTACCTCCGTAAGGCATGGCGCCGTGGGCGTACGGGGCTTGATCTTCTCGGGTGCGCCAAGGCGGTTGCGGCCAAGGAAGGCGCTCCTGGCTTCACCTTCATGGCCCCTCCGGGCACGAAGTTTGACAAGCTGTGCGATCGCCTCGGCATGACGCACACGCACAACTGCTACTGGTGCAAGTGCGATGAATGATCTTGCGACACGAGCCACGGCTGTGGAAGCCCTCGGGCAGGCGCTTGAGGCGGAGTTCCCGCCGATCCACATCGAGACGGAGCACCACCTTCATGCGGGTATGTATTCCCGCACGGTCTACGTTCCGAAAGGCGCGGCGGTCGTGGGGCTCACAGTCAAGGTACCGACGCAGTTGATCTGCTGCGGGCACTTCAGAATCACGGATGGGGGCGTCACGAAGGAGCTTCGCGGCGTCCATATCCTCGACGGCATGGCGGGGCGAAGAGCCGCTGTCTATGCCCTCGAAAACTCGTCCTTCACCATGTGCTTCGCGACGGATGCGAAGACTGTGGAGGAGGCAGAAAACGAATTTACTGATGAGCCCGATCGGCTCTTAACTCGAAAGGAGAATCTCTTATGTCAGGAGTAGCAGTTGCCGTTGGCGTAACCGCGGCGTCCATCGGCGCCTCCATGTACAGCGCCAACAAGCAGGACAAGGCGCAGCGCCGCGCCGCCGATCAGCAGGCCAAGGCGGCCGCCGAGGCGAAGAAGCAGCAGGAGATGGAGTTCAACAAGGCCAACCAGAACGAGGTCGACATTAGCGGCATCATGGGCCAGAATCAAGGCGGCGGAAGCGCCACGATGATTACGGGCCCGGGCGGCGTCGGCAAGAACGATCTTTTGCTTGGCGGCGGCTCCCCTCTTCTGGGAGGCTAATCATGGCGGACAGTCTTCGCAAACAGTGCGGTAAGCGCTGGGAGGCGCTGAAGTCTGAGCGCTCCTCTTGGATGCCGCACTGGCAGGAAATCTCGGAAGTGCTTCTGCCTCGCGCGGGGCGCTTCCTCGTCTCCGACAACAACAAGGGGGACAAGCGCCACCGCGCCATCCTGGACAACTCAGGCACGCGCGCGCTTCGCACCTTGTCGGGCGGCATGATGGCGGGCATGACGAGCCCGGCTCGCCCGTGGTTCCGTCTCACGACGAAGAACCCTCAGCTCGACGAGAACTACGAAGTCAAGAAGTGGATGACTCAGGTGACGACCCTCATGCAGATGGTCTTCAACCAGTCGAATGTCTACCGCGCCTTGCAGATGGCGTACGAGGAGCTCGGTGCTTTCGGCACGACGTCTGTGATCGTGCTCGACGACTACGACTCCATCATCCATTGCATGCCGCTCACCATTGGCGAGTTCGCGCTTGCGACGGACTCCCGAGGCGACGTGAACACGTGCTATCGAGAATTTCGCATGACGGTCTCCGCGCTCGTCGGGGAGTTCGGCTACGACAAGGTGTCGCCGAACGTGCGTAGGCTCTACGATCGCGGGAACTATGACGAGTGGATCGAGGTGGTTAACGCCATCGAGCCGAGAAGGTTTCGCGATCCCGAGAAGCGCGACGCGAAGAACATGCCGTTCCGGTCGGTCTACTTCGAGAAGAACGGCAAGGGCGACTCGATCCTTCGTGAGTCGGGCTTCCGACAATTTCCTGTTCTCGCGGCCCGTTGGAATGTGACGGGCGGCGACATCTACGGGACGGGGCCGGGCATGGAAGCGCTCGGCGACCTTCGCCAGCTTCAACAGCAGCAGCTTCACAAGTCCAAGGCCATTGCTCAGCAGGCCGATCCCGCGGTCATTATGTCGGCCGACATGCGCAATCAGGAAGCGAACCTGGTTCCGGGCGGGATCGTTTGGGCGGACAACGTAGCGCAGGTGCAGGGGGTGCGATCTGCCTATGAAGTCAATCTGCGTCTGGACGCGCTCCTGATGGACATTCAGGACGTGCGGCGGCGCATTGATGAAGCGTTCTACAAGGACATCTTCCTGATGATTACGGGCATGCCCACGACTGCCCGCGCGACTGCGACTGAGATTGCCGAGCGCCACGAAGAGAAGATGTTGATGCTTGGCCCCGTCCTCGAGCGTCTCAACGCGGAGATGAACGACCGACTGATCGCCATGACGTTCGACCGCATGGTGCAGGTCGGCATGCTTCCGCCGGTCCCGCAGGAGCTTCAAGGCATCGACTTGAACGTCGAGTTCGTCTCGATCCTTGCGCAGGCCCAGAGGGCCGTGGCAACCAACGCGGTCGACCGCTTCACGCAGAACCTCGGCATGCTCGTGGCGATAAAGCCCGACCTCGCCGACAAGTTCGATGCGGACTACTGGGCGGATTACTACTCGGACGTGCTGGGGCTTGATCCCCAGTTGATCGTGCCAGGCAAGCAGGTGGCGCTCATCCGCCAGCAGAGAGCCGAGCAGCAGGCGAAGATGATGCAGATGGAGCAGGCCAAGGAGATGGCCTCTGTCGCGAAGGATCTCGGAGCGGCTCAGGCCGCCGTCCCTGCGTCTCCAATGTCTCCGCTTCAGGGAACGCTTCAGTCGGCGAGTCCTGAGCAGATCATGGGGCAGTTTGCGGGCTATTGATCCAATGGGTGCATGAGAGCAAAACAGCGTGTCAAAGTAGCTTCAACCCATAAAGCGAAAGCCGCTCGGGGTGCGATCCGAACGGCTTTCTAGAAGAGATAAGAGCAATGGTTGAAGAACACGACAGGCAGATGATTCGGGAAGACGAACGTCGCCGAATAGAGAGGGAACGCAAAACTTGGTGGTGGGACGCCTTCAAGAGCGTTGCGGTTCCTATTCTTGTCGGCGTTATCTCTTCGCTAGTTTCGCTCAAGGTAGCGGGTGTTTTATGACTGAACAGAAACTGCCATACGAATCCTCGGACGACTTCCCGTCCGACTTCAAATGGCTGATGCGTGACGTGCGCGGGCGGCGGTTGATGCACTGGCTTCTTACGAAGTCGGGCGTTTTCCGAACGACTTTCGAGGAGGCGCCGATGCGGGCGTCCTACATGCCGATCGCGATGGCGCATGCCGAAGGGCGCAAGGACATCGGCTACCGCCTGATGGCGCAGATTGATCGGGTTTGCCCCGACCAGTATTCCAAGATGATGAAGGAGAACAAGAATGGCTGAAGACGGCACTACCGTTGATCCTGTTAAACCGACTGAGCCGGCCAAACCCGTTCCGCCCGAAGGTGGCGAAGGAAACCCTACCGATCCGGCACCGGCGGCTACCGC